CGAACTCTATGACCTCGCCAGTGTCCGAATACACCGCACCTCCGCTTATCTGGAGTAGCTTGTTAATCTTGACCGCTGCGTTCACCGCGCTGACTTCTTCACCCGCTGCCTCAAGAAGCATCTCGGTCTTAAGCTGCTTGTAGTACTTGGCTTGCTGCACGGTGAGTGGTGCGTCACGGTCTAGGTAAGTTACATCCGGCAGGTCGAGGCAGTCTTTCTTCTCGAACCGTATGGCTGGCTGTAGCATCGTATGCACATAAGCATCGGAGCCGGGTTTAGGTGCCCACTTGAACTTCGTCACCGGATACATCGTCTCGGCACGGAAGTGGCTGTAGTACTTCGGTGACTTATCTGGGTTCACGAGCCGTGCCAGACCATACGCGTCCAGTGGGCTTTGCGCTGCTGGCGTACCAGTAAGCATCCACAACCGAGGTTCAGTCTCCTTGACTATCTCGTTCAGTATCTTCCAGCGGTTGGTCTGCACATTCTTATATGCGTTCGCTTCGTCCACCACGATAAGGTCGAACTCACCAGCAATGATGTCATCCTTGATGATAGCCAGCCCATCGAAGTTAACGATGACGAACTCTGCACCAGCGGCGACAATCTTCTTGCGGGTCTTGGCATCGCCGTGAGCCACGCCGCATGAGCGGTGCATAGCGAACTTAAACAAGTCCTGCTGCCATGCTGACTTCATGATTGACAGGGGGCATAACACCAGCACACGCTTAATCTCGTTGCGCTTAAGCAGATAGTCTGCTGCCCATATGACGCTGGCTGTCTTACCTGTACCCTGCTCGTTGAAGCAGAAGGCGCGGTCGTATAGCGTCAAGAATGACGCTGTTGTTTTCTGGTGCTCAAACGGAGTGAGCTTCCCAGTCCATGCGTAATCTCGTAAAATTGGTGAGGGTATGTCCTTGTGCTCAAGCATAGCAAGGGTTTGGGCTTCCTCTAGCCCCCATCTGACTAACACTTTGTATTTGCTCCCGTTGGTTGAAACTACCGCGCTCTTTATGATGTTGTCGGTAATCAGGTTGGGTTCCGCTGTCTCAATGAGCAGCGCTTTGTTTTCAACTATTTCCACGCTTCTTGCGCTCCCGCTTGCTAACCTCGGATACAAGATTGCGTTTACTATCCCTAGCAAAAGAGCGGTTGGTCGATGCGCTTTCTACACGTACACCTGCCTTGTTCGAGCCGCCTTTGTCGAAGGCCACCTTATGCGCAACGTCCTTGCCATCACCCTTCTTGACCTTACCGGCCTTCATCAGCTTGGCACGAGCGGCGTTACGTGCAGCGCGGTTCTTCTTCTGCTCCGGCTGCGCCCCGTAGGCTGCGGCAGCGCCAGTATACTTGCGGTCCTTAGGGTCTTTGTAGGGCATCACCGTTTCCTCTTCGGTTTCCAATGCGCGCATTCTACCACAGGACACCAGCCACATAAAGGGCCGGACTTCGGGTTAAACACACAATTCTCGAGCGCGTCGTTAAGGTTCTCAAGCTGCGTATCAAACACGGACAGATACTGATCCATCTTCTCCCTTACGTGTACTTTCTTAGGGAACTCATTTGATACGACATATAGCAGACCGGATTTAATCTCTTGCACCTGCGGATAGTGTACGAAGATAGCACCAGCCATCAAGTCAAGCTGCTTCATGTCTGCATACTTGGCGTTCTTGCCCGTCTTGTAGTCGAGCAGATGGGCCTTCTCACCGTTGATAATCAGCAAGTCGATGATGCCGCGATACCATACGTCCTTGGCAAAGAAGGTGGTAGGCTCGTACCCAGTAGCCGTCTTCCTGATACCTACCTTCATCTCTGTACGCTTCTCACCGGAGAAACCGGCAAGCCGTTCCACGATAGGCCGCATGTAAGCAAACTTATCGGGGACAGGCTTACCGTCTCGTATGAACTCCTCGGCAGCTAAGTGCACAGCGGTCCCGTAATCAGCGGCTTCCCCCGGCTCGTCCTTGACATCCTTCACAACCTTTAGGTGAAAGTACTTCTTCGGACATTGCTCGAAAGTCTTGATACTGCTGTAGGACCACGCTGTCATGTTATCTGGTTTTCCCTTGGAGACGGTCAGCCACTAACGTAGCATATCCGGCTATATCGGTCCAGCTATCCACGTAGTTTGGGTCACCGTTTAGGATACGTGCAATTTTGGAGAATATCATATCCAATGCCTCGGCTTGGTCCGCAGCGAAGGCCCTACCTTGTTCGCCAGCCCCAGTGTGCGCTACGTTCTTCAACCGCTGCGCCATACGGGCCACATCAGCAAAACTGCCGTAGGTTGAAGCACGGGTATTGAGGATTGCGTCTACGTTAGTATCCGCTTGAATAAACTCACCGGCTTTGGCTTTGACTTCGGGTTCGGGCTTAGGGTTGATGGTTTCTACCCCCGCGTCCATTAACTTCCTAACTGCGTAGACGTAGCTTTCGCTAACACCCAACACCCGTTTAATAACGCTAACGGAGTCTCCGGCCTTTAGCCGCTTCGCAATTTGTGCTGCTTTGCTCTTCTTCATTTCATTTGCTCCTTCACTTAAGATTGCCGCCGCTCTGCAAGATGTCACCACCAAACACATACGTGCCTACATGATGTAGCTTGATGAACGGGTGAGCGTGTATTTTGCCACCGTGGGTGCGCCACAGTTCGCAAAAATGGTAATCTTCACTTAGCAGTGCACCGCTCTCGTCGATGCTTGTAGTGAAAAACTCGTGGGTCAAAGGCTTCTGGTATTCGCCTGTCTCTGGGTCTTTGAACGACGATGTGCGATAGGTCGGCACGTGGGGGATAAGATGCTCGAACACCCCGCGCTTGATTAGCATGAAGCCTGTGCCGCCATGCCGCACTTCGATGCAGCCTGTCTCGTCGGTCTCTGCGTTAGCTCCACCTACCATGTTAAACACAAAGGCTCCGGCATGGTTCGCAAGGTCAGTCTTACCCGCAAGAGCAGCGCGATTGACGCTATCCCAGTTCACTTCCTTCTTAGGGTAGATACCGCATGCGATGTCCTTGTCAGCCAGCATGAGGTGCGCGATAGCCTCTTCGTCAAAGCCAATGTCGGCGTCGATGAACATCAGGTAGTCATGGTCACTCTCAAGGAATACCCGTGCTAGGTCGTTACGTGCACGAGTAATGAGGCTCTCGTTGGTGATTTGGCACCACGCTATGTTAACCCCAATCTCCCGCATCTTGTTCATGGTCATAAGTAGACCTTGCACATAGTTACCTGTGCACATGCCCCCGTACATGGGGGTGGCAATCATAATACTTGGGCGTTTCTCTTCAGTCATTTGCTTTTGCTTTCTTTAGTTTCCTGTAGCGGCCTTCCACGGAAGCAATCGTCAGCCCCATTTGTTCCGCTATGTATGCTGGCCTTAGGCCATGCTTGTAATACTCCAACAACTCTGCATCCATTTCGGGCGTCCATGTGCGGCTAGTCCGTTTTACTATGGGCACTACTTACCCCCTTTAAAGCGACCGCGCTCATCGCGGTCTGTCAGTCTATGCAGTTCGGCGTTGAGCCGCTCGTTCTCACGTTTGATGGTGAGAACCTTCCCATTCGCGCTACCCTTACCAAGCATGTAGCTAAAGTAGACCAGCACAAATACTGCTATTGCTGTTACGTAATCCATAATCGCTATCCTTTCTTGCGTACTACTAGTTGGTATCCGACGTGGACAATCTCTGCTTCTTCCGCAAAGATGTTGCAGAAGGCGTCGATGGCAGGTTTGGGGCGGTGCAGGATGTCACGCGGGTTGCCCCACATGTAATCGTCAAACACCATCAACCCCTTAGGCTTGAGCAATGGCCAAGCCATACACGCATCGGTCAGCACATCCTTGGCGATGTGGCTCCCGTCGATATAGATGAAGTCGTATAAGTGGCCCCCATACGTCTTGGCAATGAACTGCGCTAGCGTCCACAGGGATGTATCTTGGTGCGCGGCTACACCTCGTTCGGGGAACTTTGTTTTTACTAGCTTAGTATTAGCCCGGAAACGGTCCCATACTGCGCCCATATCCTCTTCGTCGTGCTCCTCGCCACCTTCCCATGTGTCGATGCAGTCAACCCAACCGCCGTCTTCCATCATGTTCTCGACAATCCAGACGGTGCTGCGGCCTTCAAAGGAACCAATCTCAAGGAAAGCCTTACGCTCCGGCAACATCGGGATAAGCTGCGTCCAGACCTCTGGTGCCCAGTTGAACCAGTCTTTTGTGAATTGATACTCAGTCATTTAAATACCTTCGCTGATACCTGTTGCTGCTTCATATGCTGCAATGATTGTTTAAGGTGCCGTTCGTACTCATTTTCCTCTGCTTCCTTGCGGCGGCGTTCTTCGCCATTGCAAAGCTCGTCCATTACATGCTCGTGGATTTCACTCAGTCGGATGTCGCGCAGCTTTGCGGCGATTGCAGTCTTGTCAGTCTCGTTCCCGTAGGCGTGTACCCCGTTTATATAGTCATACCATCGGTTGTGGAACGGCCCTAATTCTGCAACCTTAAACTCCTCTGGGTGGCTCTCCATCCGTGCTAGTAGTAGTTTCACTACGTCATGTGGTTCGCTCATCGGATTACTCCTTATTCTTGTAACGTTCGGCCACGTGCTGCTCTCGGTAGG